CCCGAGCGCCGCGCCGCCAGCGAGCGCGCCATCGCCGAGATCCGCGCGATGCACCACCGCCTCGCGATCATCGCGCAAGAGCCGGAGATCCGTGCCCACCAGGCCAGGGAGGGTGCGTAGATGGGCACCGTCCTGCCCCTGCGCCGGCTTGAACGGCCGGCGCGCGTTGTGGCGGAGAACCTCGCTGCGGCCGATGCCGCAGAGGCGCGCGTCATCGCGGCCCGTGCGGCCCTCGTCGACGCGCGCCGCGAGTACCAGCGCCGCGCCGTGGAGCTCGACGAGGCCACGCGGCGCCTTCTGCAGGTCACGACGGTGCTCGGGCACTCGCTCGACCTTGATGCCGAGGCCGTCTTGAACGCCTCGCGGTGTGAGCAGGAGCGGGCCTCCGAGGTGATGTGGCGCGCCGACGACGCCCTCAACGCGGAGGGCGCGTAGATGCGCGCGTCCCGCATGGTGCTGGCCATCGACCCGGCGCAGGCCTTCGAGGCCCTGTGCGCGATGGAGGATCGCGCCGATCTGACCGACGCGGAGATCGCGCTCATGGTCGCGCTGCCTGTCGCGCTGCGGCCCGCGGTGAGTGTGACGCTGCGCTCTGCCACGCGCCGGGAGGCCCGGTAGATGGACACCACGCAGCCTGAGCTGCCCGACACGCGGGCAACGTGGTCCGACCTCGCCCACCGCTGGCGCTGGCTCTCCCCGGCCCAGCGGACGGAGGTCGAGGCCGCGGTCGACGAGCTGCGCCGCGCCGAGCTTCGCCTGCACGCGGCGCTCTTCGGCGTGACCAGTCCCGTGGTGTTTCAGGTCGTCTACCTGGAGGCCCGGTAGATGCGCGCCCCCACGCTCTTCGGTGGCCTCGCGGTTGCCGCCGCTGCGGTGTGTCTCGCGCTCGGTGGGCCCGACGGCCTCGGCGCGGGCGTTGTGCTCGGCCTTGGGGGCCTGGTGTGGCTCCTCGGGCCGGTCGGGGGGGCGGAGTGATGCGCGGGCCACGTCGTCACGATGGAGGCGCCGACGCGCGGGCGGAAGGTGTCACGGGGAAGGTTCTGACCCCTCTGCGTGTCAGATCCCGCGGCCTCGCGTCGTCTGTGCTGCGCGAGACGCTCAGCGCCCTGGTGCTGCGCGGCCACGGCAACGCCACCCAACGCGCCGTCGCAAAGACCCTCGGCGTATCGCTCGCCCAGGTGCAGCGGTGGCTTGCCGACGGCGGGCACGCGATGGCCCTCGGCGACGTGATGGCTCTCGGCCCCACGCTCGGCCCCGAGATCCTGCGCGCCGCCATCGAGCTCATCGAGCTGCGGCCCGTGCCGGCGCCGATCTGCCCCGAGATGATCGCCCTGCGCGCCCTGTCCCACTGCGGGCGCCTGGGCGACACCGTGCGGCGCATCCTCGAGGACGGCGTCGTCACTCGCGAGGAGTGGGGCGCCGTCGATCGTGACCTGGCCGAGATGATCGCCTACCTCGAACGGGCCCGCGCCGCGGTGCGTGCGCAGACCCGCGCGCCCGACAGCGCCGCCGGAGGCTCCCGGTGACCGCGCCCACCCTGCGCCCCTACCAGGAGGCCGCGCTCGTGGCCCTGGAGTCGACCCTCGACGCCGAGGGGTCGGCGCTGGCCGTGATGGCGACGGGCACCGGCAAGACGCCCGTCATCGCCTCGCTGGCGGGACGCTTCCACGCCCGCGGCGCGCGCGTCCTGGCGGTCGCCCAACGGCGCGAGCTGCTCACCCAGATCGCGGGCGCCGCAGGCCGTTTTGCCCCCGGCATGACGGTTGGCATCGAGGTGGCCGAGCGGCGGGTGGAACGCTTCGCCCTGCCTGACCTCGTCGTCGCCTCCACCGCCACGCTGCGCGGCAAGCGCCTCGCCTCGCTGCCCCGCAACGCCTTCGGCCTCGTGATCTGCGACGAGGCCCACCACGCGGTGAGCGACTCGCACCGCGCGATCTTCGACCACTTCGAGGCGCCCCGCGCGGGCTTCACCGCCACCCCCGACCGCCTCGACAAGAGCTCGCTGGGCCGCGTCTTCGGAACGCTGGCCTTCAGCTACGACATCCGCCAGGCCATCGAGGAGGGCTACCTCGCACCCATCCGCCAGGAGGTGGTGCACGTCGACGGGCTCGACCTGTCGAAGGTGCGCAAGGTGGCGGGCGAGCTGAGCGAGGCCGAGCTCGAAGAGGCCCTGCTCGCCGACGACGCGGTCACCGGCATGGTGGTGCCGACGATGGAGCGGGCTGCAGGGCGCCCGGGGCTGGTGTTCGGTGTCACGGTGGCCCACGCCCGGGCCCTGGCCACGCGGCTCAACGACCTGCGCGCCGGCGCCGCCGCGGTGGTGCACGGGGCCATGACCCTGCGCGAGCGGGAGGACACCCTGCGCGCCTACACCGCGGGGCAGGTGCAGTTTCTCTGCAACGTCGCGGTGCTCACCGAGGGCGTGGACCTGCCGCGCACCGAGGTGGTGGCCATGGGGCGGCCCACGCTCTCGCGCTCCCTCTACACGCAGATGGTGGGCCGGGGCACGCGGCTCGCGCCGGGCAAGGACCACTGCCTGGTCATCGACTTCACCGGCACCAACGCCAGCATGCACCGCCTCGTGACGGTGCTGGATGTGCTCGCGCCGGGCGAAGACGACGCCGTCGCCGAGCTCGCCCAGGAGCTGATGGACGCCGACCCCGCGCTCACCCTCGACCGGGCCCTGGTGCTCGCGCGGCAACAGATCGCCGAGCGGAAGGCCCTCGCCGCGGCGGCCCGCGCTGCAGAACGCGCGGCGCAGGAGCGGGCCATCGAGGAGGCCCGGCGCGAGGCCCAGCAGCTCAGCCTGCGTCTCGAAGCCCAGGCGCGGCCGCGCACGGTGCCGGTGGTGCGCTACGGCGTCACCATGGTCGACCCGTTTTCGGACGTCGACCCGGTGCTGGGCGTGGTGGTGGTGCGCCGCCCGGTGGCCGACATCCCCGAGGCCGAGCGCGCCACCCCGGGGCAGGTGAAGACCCTGGAGGGCGCAGGCCTCGACGCCGCGGGCATCGACCGCGCCACGGCCTCGTCGATGATCGACGCCATCTTCCGCCGCCGCGACGCGGGGCTCTGCACGCTCAAGCAGGCCCGTACCCTCGCGCGCTACGGCCTGCCGACCAACCTCCGCGCGGGCGAGGCCTCGCGGGTCATCACCGCCATTGCCGACAACGGCTGGCGGCTGCCCGACGACCTGCCCATCGCGCCCGTCTCCCACACCGCGGCCCCGCCGATCGCGAGGGCCGGATGAACGCACACGCACGAAAGGAACGCCCCGATGCCCACGATGGAACTGCCCTGCAAGCTCACCGAGTTCGAGAAGATTACGCGCGCGAAGGAGGCCACGGGCCTCGTGGGGGAGTACGCCCAGAAGGAGGAGGCGCTGAAGGCCATGTCCGCGGAGAAGCGCGCGGAGCTCAAGTCCTTGCGTACCCGCATCGACGAGACCTCGAGGGCGGCGCGGGAGGGCATCGAGACGCGGCCGGTGGAGGTGATCGAGGAGCCCAACCTCTCCAACTTCACGATGGACAAGACGCGCACCGACACGGGCGAGGTGATCTCCTCGCGCCCGATGACCGCAGAGGAGACGCAGCGGCACCGGCAGACGACGCTGCGCCTTCAGCACTCGTAGACGCGCTCGTCACCGAGGCGGCCCTCGCCCTCCGCGCCCGCCACGTCGCCGCGGCCGCCATGCTGCGGCGCTCGCCGCCGGGCAGCGGTCTGAGCCCGCGCGACGCCGCGCCGTGGCTCCGCGCCAGCGCGGAGGTCGAGGCCATTCCCGCCGACATCCTCCCTGCGGCCGAGCGCCTGTGGGAGTCCCAGCACCGCTGTTCGATCTGGTCCTGTCCGCTTGTCCAAGGAGCCCGCCGCCCGTGACCGAACCCCGCGACATCCGCGAACGCCTGCGCTCGCCCCGCGACCTCTGCGCCCAGCTCGGCCTGCTCGAAGGCCCGCCCGGTCGGAAGTGGGCCCGGCAGATGCGCGACGGCGTCTTCGTGCTCTGCCCCTGGCACTCCGAGCGCACCCCGAGCTGCTCGGTCACCACGGGCCCCGATGGCACCGTGCGCGCCGTCTGCCACGCCTGCGGCGAGACGGGGGACGCCATCGGTCTCGTCGCCGCGGTGCACGGCATCGACCTGCAACGCGACTTCCGGGAGGCCCTGGCCGAGGCCGCGGTGCTCGCCGGCGTGCGCCTCGACGACCCGACCTACCGCCCGCGCCAGCTCCCGGTGCGCCCCCCGCCGCCTCCGGAGCCGCCGCCCCTCGACAGCGACACCTTCGACGCGATGGCCCGGTGGCTCCTGGCCAAGTGCCCCCTGGTGGCCGCGCCGGACGTCGCCCGCTACCTCAACGATCGTCGCCTCGGCAAGCTGGCCCTGCACGAGGGCTGGGGAGCCCTGCCCGCCGACCCCGGCGCCCTCGAAGGCCTGCGGCAAGGCGCCATCGCGCTCTTCGGCGCCGACGCCTGGGCCCGGTCGGGCCTGGCTGTGCGCGACGGGCGGCGCGCGGGGCAGTGGGCCTGGTCGTCGCACCGGCTGGTCATCCCGTGGCGCACCCGCGAGGGCATCGCCACCCTCCAGCGCCGGGTGCTCGGCGAGCCCCCCCATGGGGTGGGCAAATACATTTTCGCGTCGGGCCGGTCGCCCGCGTTGCCCTACGGCGTCGACGACACGGGCGAGCAGCTCGAGGGGCGCCCGATGGCGGTGTTCGTGGAAGGTGCCGTGGACGTCCTGGCGATGCGTGCGCTCTGCGCCGCGGAGGGCAAGCCGGCGCTCGTGTACGGACTGCCGGGGGTGTCGGCTTGGCGTGCGGGGCGCGGCCTCGCATGGGCCGAGCTCGCCCGCGGCAAGGTGGCCGTCATCGCCCTCGACATCGATGCGAGCGGCGCCGCTTCCGAAGCCGTCGAGCGCGCCGCGGCGCAGATGATCGCGGACCTCGGCGCCGCGGGCGCGGTGCGGGTCGACCGCTGGCGTCCGGCGAAGGGCAAGGACTGGGCGGAGGTGTGGCGCGCCGGTCGCCCCGTCGTGCAGGGAAGGCGGGTCGCGGCATGAGCTTCGCCGTCACCGAGGAGGGCATCGACGAGACCCGCGGCAAGCCCGTTGGCGCCGTCGTGGCCCTGCCCAACACCGCCCAGGAGCGGGCCGAGCGCGCCGCGCTGTGGTGGATGGCGCAGAGCGATCCCACGATGGTCGGGGGCCTGTCCGTCGAAGACCTCACCCTGCCCAAGCACGCGATGGCCTTCCGCGTGCTGCGCACCCTGGCCGAGCGCGAGGAGGCCGTGACGGTCGCCGCGCTGGTGGCTGGGATGGAGCGCGAGGGGGCGCCGCTGGCGTACCGCGTCGGCGAGTGGGCCGAGAAGCTCTTCGCCGCCGCGCCCGACGGCAAGCCCGGAGACATCCTGGCGCTGCTCCAGAGCGCGACGGCGGCGCGCATGGCCACCCGCGAGCTGCTCGCCGCGGCGTCGTCGGTGAAGGCCTCCGGGGGCGAAGGGGCGGCGCGCAAGCTCAGCGTCGCCGCGGCCGCGGTGGCCGACACGCGCTGGCCAACGCCGGTGCCGCTCGACGTGGGCCTCGCGGCCGCGCTGCCCGACATGACCGGGTGGGGGGTGGTGGGCCAGCTGGTGACCGAGCTGGCGGCCGCCTTCCAGGTGCCTGCCGACATGCCTGCGGTGATGGCCCTGGGGGTGATCGCCGCGGCCCTCGGCGGCAAGTGCGTGGTGCGCGCCCGGAGCGCCTGGGTGGAGCCGGTCAACCTCTTCCTCGCGGTGGCGATGCCGCCTGCCTCGCGGAAGAGCGCCGTCGTGCGGGAGGTGACCCGGCCCATCCTCGAGTGGGAGCGGCGCGAGGCCGCGCGGTGCTCCGAGGCCGTCGAGGAGACCGCCTCGGCGCTGCGGGTGGCCGAGGCCAACCTGCGGCGCGCCGAAGAGGAGGCCGGGCGCGCGAAGGACGACGAGGCCCGGCTCAAGGCCGAGGACTGGCGGCGGCAGTGCGTGGCGGCGGTGACCACCGCGCGCCGCAACCAGGTGCTGTCTCCCCGCTGCGTGACAGACGACGCGACCCCCGAGGCTCTGACATCGCTCCTCGCCGATCACGGTGGGCGCTTCGCGATGATCTCGGCCGAGGGCGGCGGCGTCTTCGACATGATCGCCGGGCGGTACAGCAACAGCGCCAACATGGACGTGTACCTGAAGGGACACGCGGGGGACACGATCCGGGTCGACAGGAAGGGCCGGGCTGCGGAGTACGTCCCGGCGCCGGCGCTCACGGTCTGCGTCGCCACCCAGCCCGACACTTTCCGCACGCTCGCCTCGAAGCCCGAGCTGCGGGGCAGGGGGCTGCCCGCGCGGTTTCTGTACGCGATGCCGGTGTCGACGGTGGGCTTCCGAGAGGTGGACCCTCCGCCGCCCGACCCCCTCGTGCTCGACGCGTGGAGCGACCTGGTGCGCGAGCTGCTCGGGCTCGACCTCGCCGTCGCCGAGGACGGGGCGCTGCGGCCGCACCAGCTCGTGCTCGAGCCCGAGGCCACCGCGCTTCTCAACGAGGTGTCGGACGTGATCGAGGCGCGGCTGCGCCCCGGTGCCGACCTCGCTGAGCTGGCCGACTGGGGCGGCAAGGCCGTCGGCGCCGTGGTGCGCATCGCGGGCCTGCTGCACGTCGTCGCGGTGCTCGGGGCAGGGGGCAGCCCCTGGCGCGAACCGGTCGGCTTCGACAGCATGGCCCGCGCGGGCGAGCTCGTGCTCGGGTACTTCGTGCCCCACGCCAAGGCCGCGTTCCAGGCCATGGGCGATACCCAGGAGCTGGTCGGCGCGCGGAAGCTCCTCGCCTGGTGCAGCAAGCAGCGCAAGGGTGAGATCACCGCCCGGGACGCCCTCCGCGCCCTCAACCGCAACGGGGATCGCCGCACCGTGGTTGACCCCGTCGTCGCCGTGCTGCTCGCCCACGGCTGGCTGCGGGAGGCTCCCCAGGCCGAGGGGCCCCGCGGCCGAGGCCGCCCCACCGAGCGCTTCCTGGTCAACCCCGCCGCCTTCGCCCTGTCCACGGAGGCCGCATGAGCGCGCTCCGGGGTTATTGTCCGTTTCTGTCCAAATGTGTCCCAGCCGGGGGCGGACATTTGATCGCGAGGGATTTCAAGGAGTTAGGGGTTTCTGTCCGTTGTGTCCGGGGGGGCCGCCTCTCGTGGAGAGAGAGAAACCTTCCAACTGGATTTTGGGGACAGCGGGACGAATGGGACACAAGCCGGGGCGGTCGAAACCCGGGACAAAAAGACAAAAATGCCCAAGTCGTTGAACCGGCTGGAGTTTTCCTGTCCGCCACCCCCCGGACAGATTCGGACAGAAACCCCCAGGGCTGGACAGAAACCCCTCGGAGGCCGTCGTGAAGGGCGGCGGGGCCATCGTCGGCGGGGTGTGGGTGCCCGAGCGCCTGCTGTCGCTGCCGGCCAACGCCCACCTCGTGGCGCTGCTCGAGCGCCAGGGGCAGCGGGCGCCGGCGGGGCAGGGGCCGCGGTGGAAGCGCGACGTGGCCCTCGCCACGCAGCGGGAGGCCTTCGTGGTGCGGGCGACCCTGAAGGGGCTCGTGCTGGTCTCTGAGGCCAACGAGCGAGAGCACCACCAGGAGCGGGCGCGGCGGGCAGCGTGGCAGCGCGAGCTCGTGACCCGGGCGCTGGTCGAGCACGGCCCGCCTCCCTCGCCGTGGCGGGTGGAGGTCGTGCGGTCGGGACCGCGCCTGCTCGACTCGGACAACCTCGCGGGCTCGGCGAAGCACATCAGGGACGCGGTGGCGACCTGGCTCGGGGTGGACGACGGGCCCGAGGCGCCGGTGGTGTGGACGGTGGCCCAGGCGAAGGGCGGCTACGCGGTGCTGGTGACGATCACGGGAGGGACGCGATGAGGCATCCAGGAGGCGCCGCAGCGACCGCGGCGGGAGCCGGACGGGCCGACACCCGTGCCGGGGCGACGGAGGGCGCGGATGGGGCGCCCTGTGGACTGTGCGGGGGCGCTCCGCCCGCCCGCCGGGGGCTGTGCTGGACCTGCTACCGCAAGCTGCGGCAGCACGGCCTGCTCGCCCAGCACCCGCCCAGCCTGCGCCGCGCCGCCAAGGACGCGCGGACGCTTCTGCTGGTGCTCCTGCGCGCGGCGGTCGCGCGGCTGGAGGCGTCGTGAGCCCGCAGAAGCCATCGAAACCCCGCAAGGTAGGCCCGATGGCGAAGGCTGACGCCATGCGCATGCTCGCCGAGGGCTTCCAGCTCTCGGCCGTGGCGCGCGAGCTCGGCCTCGACCGCGGCACCGTGCGGGACTGGCGCGACAGCCCCGAGGGCCAGCGCCTCCTCGATGCCGCGCGCAAGACCCGCGAGGCCGAGCTCGCCGAGGGCAGGGATGCTGCGCTGCGCATCCTCCGCGAGGCAGCTCCGCGGGCCGCCCAGCGCCTGGTGGACCGGCTCGCATCCGCCGTGCCCTTCGAGGCCACGGGCGCCGCCGAGGCCATCCTCGCGCGCGTCGGCGTGCCCCGGTCCACCAAGGTCGAGGCGACCGTGGAGCCGGGGCTCGACCTGTCGGCCCTGAGCGACGACGAGCTCGCGACGCTGGAGTCGCTCCACGCGAAGGCCCGTCGGTGACGATGGGTGCGCGCCCGCCGACCCTCGCCGACATCGACCGGGAGGCGATCCGCCGGCGCGGCCTCGCGGAGTTTGTCCGCCGGGCGTGGCACCTCGTCGAGCCCTCCTCGCCCCTGCGGTGGAACTGGCACCTCGACGTGGTCTGCGCCGCGCTCGATCGCGTGGCCCGCCGCGAGGTGACCGACCTCGTGGTCAACGTGCCACCCGGCATGTCCAAGAGCCTCCTGGTGGACGTGCTCTTCCCGGCCTGGGTGTGGACGCTCACCCCCGACTTCGCGCCGCACCTTCCGCCAGGGATGCTCGGGCCCGGGCACCGCTTCATCAACGCCAGCTACGACGACGACGTGGTGATGCGCGACGCCCGCAAGATGCGCACGCTCGTGCTGTCGGACTGGTACCGGGCGCGGTGGCCTGGCGTCGAGATCCCCAGCGACGCGTCGGCCTCGAAGGCGGTGGGGATGTTCTACACCACCCGCGGGGGGATGCGGTTCAGCACCACGGTGCGCGGTGGGGTGACGGGCCAGCACTGCGACACGATGATCGTCGACGACCCGATCGACCCGCAGGGCGCGACGGCGGCCTCGGGGGTCGAGCTCGCCGCGGTGAAGGAGTGGTGGACGGGCACGATGTCCACGCGCTTCCGCGACCACGCCACCTCGGCGCGCATCCTGGTGATGCAGCGGGTGCACGAGGATGACCTCGCGGGCTTCCTCCTTGCGCAGGGCGCCGTGTCGGTGTGCCTGCCGATGGAGTACGACCCCGAGCACCCCCAGCGCTGCGCGGAGGACCGCCGCACCGAGCCGGGCGAACTGCTCTGCCCCGACCGCTTCCCGCGGGAGGTCGTCGAGCGCCTGAAGGTCCGCCTGGGCCCGAGCGGCGCCGCCGCGCAGCTCGACCAGCGACCCTCGCCCAAGGGCGGCGACACGCTCCAGGGTGGGTGGTTCAAGCGGTGGACGGAGCTGCCCGCGAAGGGGCTGTGGGCCCTGTCCATCGACTGCACCTTCAAGAAGACGACGGACGGTTCGTTCGTGGTCATCCAGGTGTGGATGCAGGTGGGCATCAACCACTACCTCGTCGACCAGCGGCGCGAGCGCATGGGCTTCAACGCGACCCTCCAGGCCATCAAGGCCATGGTCGAGCGGTACCCCCAGGCCACGCTCAAGCTCATCGAGGACAAGGCCAACGGCCCCGCGGTGATCGAGACGCTCCGCACCGAGGTCGCGGGGGTGGTCGCCGTCGAGCCCCACGGCGGCAAGGAGGCGCGCGCCAACGCCGTGCAGCCCGTGGTCGCGGCCGGCAACGTGTTCATCCCCCACGCGACCGAAGCCCGGTACCCGGACGGCCGCAAGGGGGCGCCGTGGGTGGACGGCTTCGTGCTGGAGTGCGAGGGCTTCCCCCGCGCCGCCCACGACGACCAGGTGGACGCGATGACGCAGTACCTCCAGCACCGCGCGCTCAAGAGCTTCACCGAGCGCCTTCGCCGCGCCGTCGACGGCACTGTGCCACCTTCGCGTGCCACCACCGGGTAGCGCCCCACCGTCCGCGCGCCGCACCCTCGGGGCATGCCACCCCCGATGGACCCCACCCGGCTTCAGCACGCCCCCATCCGGGCGAACAACACCTCGTACCGGCTCAACCTCACGGATGCCGACGACGACCTCGCGGCCGTGCCCGTCGGCGGGTACGTGGTCTACCTCGACTCCACCGAGACCAAGGGCTGCACCCTGCGCTTCGGCGCCGCGGCGGCGGCCCCCACGCACGGCGGCGGCGCGGTCACCGGCACCATCCTGCCGCCCGGCATCCCCACCTCGCTCGAGGTGCGCGCGGTGACGGACCTGCACGCCATCATGAACGCCTCCGCGGCGACGGGCGTCCTCTACCTCACGAAGGTGCGCTGATGGGCGCGCGTACCGGCGCCAGGGGTGCGCGTGGGGCGACGGGACCGGCCGCGGCCATCCTCCAGTTTGGCCTGCTCAACCTCGCAGCGGGCGACGACGCGACGCCTGCGGCCGCGACGCCGGTCGTGGCGCCCTGGTGCGGCGTGACGGGCCTTGGCGTCGGGTGGGTGGCGCCGCGTACGGGCTCGGTGACGGCGCTGTCTGCGGCCCTCTCCGAGGCCGCCGCGGGCGCCGACGTGATCGTTGGCGTCTACAAGAACGGCACGCTCCTGCACTCCGCGACCGTGCTGACCTTCGCGGACGCGGGCGCCACCACGGCCCGCACCACCTTCACCGCGGGCGACTACACCTTCGTCGCGGGCGATGTGCTCGACGTGCGGGTGCGCGCTGGCAGCGCGTGGACGGCCGCGACGGCCGACCTCGGCGCCGCGCTCGAAGTGACCTTCTGACGGGGAGGCGTCCCCCGTGTTTCGACAAGCCCTCCTCAGCGCGGTCAAGACCCTGCGGCTCGACAGCTGGTTCAACGAGCTGACTGGCGTAGGCACGTCGCTCGGCAAGACGGCGATGGCCTTCGCGCCGACGGACGGCGACTACCTCCCGCTGCCCACGCTGGAGAACCTCTACAACTTCGACGGCCTCGCGGCGAAGATCGTCGACGCCGTCCCCAAGCACGCGATGCGCGCGCCGCCCACGGTGGTGATGCCCGGCGAGGGGGACGGGGCGCGCGTTGAGGCCGCGTTGAAGGGCCTCGGGGCGTCGGTGTGCCTCAAGCGCGCCTGGACCTGGGCGCGGCTCTACGGCGGCGGCGCGGTCTACCTCGGCGCCGACGACGGGCGCGCGCCGCACGAGCCGCTCGACCTGCAGAACCTCCGCGCGGTGCGCTGGATCGTGGACGTGGACCGCCGCGACCTCTTCCCGATGACGTGGTCGACCGACCCGCGCCGGGAAGGCTTCGGCGACCCGGTGCTCTACCGGCTCACCCGCATGGGAGGCACCGCCACCGAGACCATTACGGTGCACGCCTCGCGCATCCTGCGCTTCGAGGGCGTCACACCCACCCGGCGCCGCCGACTCCAGCTCCAGGGCTGGGGCGACAGCATCCTGCAGCGGGTCTACGCCGAGCTCCAGAGCTCGCGCGGCGCCTTCGCGTCGGGGGGCGTGCTCCTCCAGGAGGCCTCCCAGGGCGTGCTGAAGATGAAGGGCCTCATGGAGATGATGGCGGGCGACGAGGACAACATCCTGCGCCGCCGCCTGTCCCTGATGGACCTGTCCCGCAGCACGGCCCGGTCGCTCCTGCTCGACGCCGACGGCGAGGACTACCAGCGCGTCGAGGTGGGCGCCCTCACGGGCACCGTCGACGTGATGGACCGCTTCGTCAACCTCCTCGCGGCGGTGTCCAACATCCCCGTCACGGTGCTGATGGGCCAGGCGCCGGCGGGCCTCAACGCCACCGGCGACTCCGACATCCGCTCCTGGTACGACGAGGTCGCCGCCGAGCGCACCCACCACCTTGTGCCGCAGATGGAGGCGCTCGTGCGGCTCCTGCTGCGCGCGAAGGACGGCCCCACCGGCGGCGTCGTGCCCCCGTCGTGGTCGGTGACCTATCCGCCCCTGTGGCAGCCCACGCCCGTCGAGGCGGCGGACATGCGCGCGAAGCAGGCCACCGTCGACGCGGCCTACGTCACCGCGGGCATCGTGACGCCCGAGGAGATCGCCGCGAGCCGCTTCGGCCCCGGCGGGTGGAGCGCGGAGACAACGATCAACCTCGACGCGCGACGCGCCCTCCTCGAAGCGGACGCCGCCGACCCGATGGACCCCACCGGGCCCGAGGCCGACCCCGAGGGGGTGGCGGCCATCATCGCCAAGGTGGCAGCCCGCGAGCTGCCCCGCGGCGCAGGCGTGGCCCTCCTGGTGGCCAGCATGGGCATGGAAGAGGCAGAGGCCGAGGCCGTGATGGGCGAGGCGGGCGCGACCTTCTTCACGACGCCCGAGGCGACACACGCGGCCGAGATGGAGGCGCTGCGCGCCGAGGTCGCGAAGCTCCGCGCCTCCAACCAGGGCCACCGCGCCTACACCGCGCGCATCGTCAAGGCTGCGAAGGAGGGAGGCCTCGATCTCGGGGCGTTCACCACGCAGGCGCCGACCGTGGTGGCCGAGGGCGACGACATCGAGCCGGGCGACGTGGTCGAGGTGCCCGCACCGCATGCAGACGCGAGCGACCACGGGGTTGCTGTGGTGCTCCCGGTGTCGATCGAGGTCGCACGGGCCATCGCGCTCCTTGGCGGAGAGGAGCCCGCGCGGCTCCATCTCACCCTCGCGTACCTCGGCAAGGCTCTGACCGCCGAGGACATCGAGGAGGTGCGAGGCGCGGTCGAGGCATGGGCGCAAACCCAGGCGCAGCTCGCAGGACACCTGGGCGGCATCGGCCGCTTCGACGGCGCCGCCCTCGATCCCGTGTGGGCCACCCCTGACGTGCCCGGCCTGTCGTCCGCCCGCGAAGCGCTCGTGGCGTCGCTCCCTGTGCCACCGGCCAGCGAGCACGGCTTCACGCCGCACGTCACGTTGGCCTACCTGCCCAAGGGCGAGCCGACGCCTGCCCCCATCCCGCGCACGGCGGTGACCTTCGAGGCGGTCGAAGTGTGGGCTGCGGGCGAGCGGTACGCCTATCCCCTCCAGGGGCGGTGATGCCCCGCAAGCCGCCCAAGCGGCCCCGGACCGCGCCGCCTGCGAAGCCTCCCAAGGCTGAGCAGATGGCCTACGCGGCGCTGGCGGCGGAGGTGCTCGCCGAGCTCGACGCCGAGCTCGTGCAGCGCCTGCCGCGCGCCGACGCCGACGGGGGTGCCTCTGCGCCCATCCTGCCGCCCGAGGCCCGGCGAGATGTGCTGTCGGCCCTACGCGCCGCGCTCGCGCGCCTCACGTCGCCGAAGGTGCTGCGGGGGCCGCTCGACAAGATCGCGGGGCGGGTGCTCGTGTGGACGAGCAACCAGGTGACCGCGCAGGCGAAGGCCGCGGCCGGCATCGACATCCGCGGCGTGATGGGCGTCGACCTCACCGCTGACGACCCCGCCCTCGCGGCGCAGGTGACCGCCTTCCGCGCCGAGGGCGTACGCGCGATCCGGGCGCTTGGGGCGCGGAAGATCGGCCGCGTGGGCGCCATCCTCGCCGACGCAGGGGTGGGTACGCGGGTCGAGGAGATCGCGGCGCGCGTCCGGGACGAGGCCGGGACCTCGAAGGCGCACGCCAACCTCCTCGCGCGCGACCAGGTGCTCAAGCTCAACGCCTCGGTCACCCAGACCCGGCATCAGGCGCTGGGCGTGACGGAGTACCTCTGGCGCACGAGCCGCGACGAGCGGGTGCGGGCGCGCCACAAGGAGCTCGAAGGCACCCGGCAGAAGTACGCCGAGGCGCCCGTGGTGGACCTGCGCACGGGCCGTCGCGCACACCCCGGCGGGGACTTCCAGTGCAGGTGCACGGCGGAGCCGATCATCCAGGGTTTCGACGAGACTGTGCCACCTTCGCGTGCCACCACTGGCTAGCCTCGCGCGCCTCTCACGCCCCACCCTCGGGGCATGCCGCGTGTGCATCGCCAGGACTTCGCCGGGCCCATCCGGAGCGTCACCAGGACGCCCCAGGGCGGCCTGCGCGTGCCTGCGGCGGTGACCCGCACGGGCGTGCTCGAGTACTCCGACGGCCAGCGGTCGTGGCGGGAGTATCGTCCGCCTGAGGAGGTCTTCGCCGCCGACTCGCTCGCCTCGTTGCGCGCCGCCCCGGTGACCGACATGCACCCGCCCGGCAAGGTCACGGCCGAGACGTGGGAGGCGCTCGCCAAGGGCCACGTCGACAGCGCTCCGACGCGCGAAGGCGGCCTCGTGGTGGTCGACCTCGCAGTGCAGGCCGCGCCGCTGGTGGGGCTCGTCGAGGCCGGGGAGCGTCGGGACAACTCGTGCGGCTACGACTGCGAGGTCGACTGGACGCCCGGCGTCACGCCCGAGGGCGAGGCGTACGACGCCGTCCAGCGGGCCATTTGTTACAACCACGTCGCGCTCCTGCCTCCGGGGCACGGGCGCGCGGGGACCGATGTCGCGCTGCGCATGGACGGCGCCGCGTTCGAGGTGTCGGCGGGTACCCCCGCCGCGAAGGGGAACCCGATGAAGAAGCTGAAGATCGGCGGCCGCGAGTTTCGCGTCGACGCCGACGAGGACGTCGAGGCCGCGCAGGGTGCGGTCGACGAGGTCGTCGCCAAGAAGGACGAGGAGAGCGAGGGCATCGCCGCCGAGCTCAAGGCCACCAAGGAGGCCCTCATGCAGGCGCTCACCACGGTGGCGAAGCTGGAGGCGAAGCTCGCCGCCGCCGAGGCCGTGAAGCCCGAGGCGCCTGCGGTCACCGAGGAGATGGTGCCCGAGGCCGTGCAGGACGCCATCGTGGCGAAGCGCGGCGCCCTGATCGAGCGGGCCCGCAGGGTGCTCGGCAAGGAGGCGAAGCTCGACGGGCTCAGCGCCGCCGAGATCCACCGCCAGGCCGTCTCGAAGGCCCACCCCGCGCTGCGCCTCGACGGGCTCAGCGCCGACACCGTGCAGGGGATGTTCGCCATCCTCGCGGCGCAGCACGAGGACCGCGCGGCGAGCGTCGACCAGCTCGGTCGCGTCCTCGCGCCGACCTCCGAGCAGGGCGACGCCTCGGCCCGCGCCGACGGTCAGGGCGAACCCGCTGACCACAGCAAGAACCTCCAGACGAAGATCGTCGAGCTGGGCCGCAAGCCCGTCGGCGGAAAGGCGGCCTGACCATGGGCGTCCAGACCAGCGTTGAGTTTCAGCCCGCCCTCGGCATCCCCGGCGGCGTCCACGGCTCCGACCCGATGACCAACACCTGCGGCGCGCAGGTGGCCATCCAGGCGGGGCTCTTCGTGGTGCAGGGCACCGCCGGCAAGGGCAAGCTCCCCACGACCTCGGGTGAGGTCGCCAAGGGCCTCGGTGTCGCGCCCTCGCGCGTGCACGACAGCGTGTTCCCCTCGGGCGGCACGGCGGGCGTCACCTACCAGATCGGCGACACCCTCGGCGCCATCTGCCGCGGGCGCGTGTGGGTCACGGTCGAAGAGGCCGTCGACCCGATGGACCCCGTCTACGTCCGGTACGACACCGGCGCAGGGGGCTCGCAGAAGGGCGCCTTCCGCAAGTCGGCCGACACCTCCACCGCGGCGCTTCTCTCTGGCGCGCGCTTCCTCACCGGGGCGGCCGCCAACGGCCTCGCCCTCCTCGACATCAACCTCCCCTGAGGGCACCGGCACCCATGAAGAACCTCACCAAGTACCTCGGGCTCTGCGGCTCCCTCGGCTACCGCGCCGACGCGGGCGAGACCGCAGTCATCGCCCGGTCCCTCGACCATGTGGAGCAGCGCATCACCGAGGTGATGTTCGCCGAGCTCCGCGCGCTGCGGATCGTGCCCGTCATCGACGGCATCGACCCCGGCGCCAAGACCTACACCTTCACGGTGCTCGATCGCATGGGCCGCGCCGCCGCCGCTTCCGAGCGCGGCAAGGACCTGCCTCGCGCCGCGGAGTCGCTGTCCGAGGTGACGAGCGGCATCAAGTCCTACGGCGCGATGTACGCGTACACCCAGCAGGAGCTGCGGGAGATCGCCTACGCCCAGAGCCGCGGGCTCTCCATCGCGCTCGACACTGTGCGGGCGGAGACCGCCGCCCGGATGATCGCGACGCAGATCGACCAGGTGGTTGCCTTCGGCGACCCCGTCGACACGCGCATCAAGGGCTTCCTCACCCACCCCAGCGTCACCGTGAGCACGGCGTCCATGGCGTGGGCCGACATGACGCCCGAGGAGCTGCTCGCTGCCCTGGTGAGCCTCGCCACCGACCGCATGGTGGCCTCGAAGGAGGTCTTTGCGCCCGACACCATCGCGCTGCCCACCGACCACTGGAAGCTCGTGGGCACCACACCGATGGGCCTCGCGGCCAACAAGACGGTCCTCAGCTTCTTCAAGGAGGCGATGGACGCGATGGGGCGCAGCGTGGAGGTGGTCTCCTGGCCGCTCCTCGCCACCGCCGACGTCGCCCGCACCGGCCCCCGCGCCGTGGCCTACAAGCGCGACCCGAGCATGGTGGGCGCCATCGTGCCGCTGGCCTTCCAGGCCTCGCCTCCGCAGCCCAAGGGCCTGGAGTTCGAGATCCCCTGTGAGGGCATCTGCGGCGGCACGGCGATCAAGGTGCCGATGTCGGTCGAGTACCTGGACGGCATCTGACCATGCGCGTCACCAACCGCCACACCGCCGTGGTCTGCGGCATCGCCCCGGGCGAAACCGGGGAGGTCGACGCTGACAACCGCGGCGTTCGGGGCCTCCTCGCGGCGGGCTTCCTCGTGCCCGTCGACGCGTCGCCTCCGGCCGCCGTCGACGCGTCCGAACTCGCCGCCATGCGGGCGCAGTTCGACGCCGCGTGGGCGGAGCGCGAGGCGGCCTACGCGACCGAGCTCGCTCGCGCCAAGGAATCCCATGCGACGCAGCTCGGGCTCCTCTCGGAGTCCCTCAGGGCTGAGCTCGCCGAGAAGGATGCCCGGGTGACGGCTCTGGAGGCCGAGCTGGCGCAGCTCCGCGCAGAGCGCGACGAGCGGATCGCGGAGACCGCCCGGGCCTGGGCGGCTCGCGACGAGCTCGCCGATCTCCTTGCCTCCAGCACCCCTGCAAAGGGACAGACCGAGGGCGATCCCCCCAAGCCCGCCCGCACCCGCAAGGAGGGCTGAGCGATGGCCTGGACTGCCACGACGTTCAAGGCGCGTTGGCCGGAGTTCGCTCCGACCGAGGACGCGCGCGTCGTGGCGGTGCTGACCGCTGCCGCGCGTCGGTGCGCGCCGAGCGTGTTCGGCGCCGACACCGACGAGGCGGTGGGCCTCTACGCCGCGCACCTGCTCGCCACGAGCCCCCACGGAATGCAGGCGCGCAAGGAAGGCGACGACACCACGACCTACTACGCCGAGTGGGCGCGCCTCGCGCGACAGCGTGCGGGCGGACCCTGGTCGGTGGGGCAGGGGCCCGGGGGGATCTTGCGGTGAGCGTCAAGGTCACCGACCACGGGGCCGACGCGCTCGTCGCCCGCATGCGCGCGCTCAAGGCCTCCGGCCTGCGGGTGCGCGTCGGCGTGCTCGACGACGGGGCGAAGCGGGACAAGCGCCCGCGCGCCGCGCAGTCGAAGAAGGCCCGCGTCCGCGCGAAGGGCGCATCGCAGAGCCGCGCGCAGCGGATGAGCCTCCTCGAGGTGGCCGCCGTGCACGAGTTTGGCGCGGGGCACGTCCCTGCGCGGTCGTTCATCCGAGCGACCATCGACGAGAAGCGCAGCGAGATCGAGCGGCTCCAGGCCGTGTTGGCGAAGCAGATCCTGGAGGGAAAGATCGCCCCCGAGGACGCCCTCGGCCTCGTGGGCGCGAAGGTTGCCGGGTGGTGCCAGGCGCGCGTCGCTGCAGGCATCGCGCCGCCGCTCAAGCCCGCCACCATCGCGCGCAAGGGCAGTTCGACGCCGCTGGTGGACACTGGGCAGCTCAAGAGCGCGATCACCTGGCGCGTGGAGGGCTGAGCGATGGACCTCGAGACCCTCGCCCCGGCCCTGCTCGACTGGGTCTCCGCGCTCACGGGCGTGACGCGGCTCTGCTGCCAGTGGGAGAACGACTCGCGCGTCCAGCACAACGGGCAGCTCGTGCTCTTGCGGTGGGTGTCCCAGGCGGCCGTAGGCCTCGACGCGACCGAGTGGGCGTACGACGCCGACGCGGGCGCGGTCGACCCGCTCACCGAGCTCGTGCCTACCGTGCGAGGCGAGCGGCGCGCCGTGTTGCAGGTCGACGTGGAGGCCCACGACCAGCGCCCTGGGACAAACGCCACGGCGCTGGCGCAGCGCATCGTGGACCGCGCCTGGGCGCCGAGCTCGCTCGCGCGGCTGCACGCCGCCGACGCGGGGCTCGCGGGCGTCGGCACGGTGCAGCGCGCGGACTACCCCGTCGACGGGCGCATGGTCGCCCGGGCCATCGTCGAGGTGAACCTCAACCTCACCTCCCAATTCACCGACACCGCGGGGGCCACCGCCACCATCACCGCCGTCGAGATCGACGCCACGGTGACCGGCGCCTCCGGCGCAGACCTGCCAGACACCGCAGACGGCGGAGGGACTTTCCATGGGCCTGAGTGACATCGTCGACGTTCGCATCACCCGCGTGTCGAGCGCGGTGACGCAGCAGGGGTTTTCGACGCCCCTCATCCTCGCGTACCACACCCGCTGGACCTCCGACCGGGTGCGCTCCTACGCCTCCCTCGACGAGATGACCGCGGCCGGGTTTACCCCCGACGACGGGGCGTACCGCGTCGCGAGCGCCGTGTGGTCGCAGCCCAACCCCCCGGGCGCGATCAAGATCGGGCGCCGCGCCAACGCCTTCACGCAGTCGCTCCAGCTCACCCCCACCGTGGTCAACAGCACCACCTACGCGGTGGAGGTCGACGGGCAGGAGGTGAGCTACACGAGCGACGGCACCGCCACCGTCGGCGAGATCGTCGCGGGGCTCGTCGCGGCCATCAATGCGCTCGCCGACGTCGACGCGATCATCGCCACCGGCGCCAGCGCCGCCACGCCGCAGACCCTCTCCGGGGCCGACCTCGACGGCGCGGTGGGCTACCGCCCGCTGTCGCCCTCGAAGCGCCTCCATCTCGTGCTCGATGGGCACGCGGATTGGGACGCCACCACGGCGACGGTCACCGGCAAGGACGCGGCGGGGGCTACCATCACCGAGACCTTCGCCATCCCCAACGGGACCGGGAGCCCCGCGGTGGTCACCGGCACGAAGCTCTTCGCGCGCGTGACCGCCGTCGAGATCCCCGCGCAGTCGGGGGCGGGCGGAACCTTCACCCTCGGCGTGCGCGCGCCGATGACGGCCACGGACAGCGCTACCTTCGTCACCCTGGCGGGCACCGCGGGGCACCTGCACGCCGTCGAGGTGACGCGGGGGCCGCTGGCGATCCTCGACGCCACCGCCGACCCGGGCCTCGCCGCGGACATCACCGCCGTGCGGGCCGAGGACGACGACTGGTACGCGCTGCTCCTCGACTCGTCGAGCCTCGCGGAGGTGCTCGCCGTCGCCGCCATCGTCGAGCCCCTCGACCCCCGCAAGGTGCTCGTGGCCCAGAGCGCCGACGCGGGCGTGGTCGACGCCGACTCCATCACCGACGTGGCCTACCGCGCGAAGGACCTCGGGTACTTCCGCACGCTGGTGGCCTTCCACCCCGGCGCCGTGGGCAAGTACTTCCCCGCCGCGGCCCTGGTGGGCAGCGCTCTCGCGTACGACCCCGGGAGCGTCACCTGGGTGCACCGCGAGCTCGTGGGCATCCCCGACTGGGCGCCCACCAGCGCCCAGCGCACGGCCCTCCTCGCCAAGAACGTCACCAGCATGGAGACCGTCGCGGGCCGCAGGGTAACCTTCGGCGGCAAGGTCGCCGGCGGGGAGTGGATGGACATCATCCACGGCCTCGACTGGCTCCACGCCCGGATGGGCGAGCGCGTCTTCGGGGTGTTCGTCGCGGCCGTCGACGCCAAGGTGGGCTTCACCGACAAGGGCATCAACCGCCTGCACACCGAGGTGCGCGCGCAGCTCACCGAGGCCGAGGGCGCCCCCTACAACCTCCTGAACCCCGGCTGGACCACGTCGGTGCCCCGCGCCGCCAGCCTCACGAGCCAGCAGCGCGCCTCGCGCACCCTGCCCGGCGTCACCTGGGCCGCCACGGTTCAGGGCGCCATTCACGCCGTGCAGATCCGCGGCACCGTCGCAGCCTGAGGAGATCGACCATGAGTGACCCGCTGAAGTACTACTCGCCCGACGAGGTCGCCCTGACCTTCTGCGGCTTCGACGTCTCCCGGGGCATGGCCGACGGGGACTTCTTCTCGTGCGAGCCCGCCTCGGAGGAGCACACGTCGAAGGCCGGCGCCGACGGGTCGGTGGCCATCGCCGTGAGCCTCGACCCCCGCGCCAACGCCAAGGTCGTGACGCTCCAGACCTCGAGCGCCAACGGCATCCTCGGGGCCCTGTGCGCCGCCGGGCGCATCGGCCCCTTCGCCATGCGCGACATCGTCTCGGGCGGGCTCATCGTCGAGAGCCCCTCGGCGAAGATCAAGAAGTGGCCCGCCGTCTCCCGCGGCAAGGAGGTGGGCCAGGTGGAGTGGGAGATCGAGCTCTTCGACGCGCGCTGGACCCACGGGCAGACCCTGCCTGCGGTGGTGGGGTAAACCATGCGCGAACCCGAAATCAGGACCGTCGGCGCGCACACCTACGAGCTCGTGCCGCTGGCCACCAGCCCGATGCTCAAGCTCATGGCGCGGCTGACGAAGATTCTCGGCCCCTCCCTGGGGGTCGTCGAGGACTTCGAGCAGCTCAAGAGCGTGGCCAACATCGGCCACCTCCTCGCCGACCTCGCCGCGCACCTCGACGAGGAGAACGTGCTCGCCGTGTGCGCCGTGCTCGCCGAGCACACGACCATCGTCGACGGCGACAAGCGCCTGCCCCTCGGGGGCACGCAGAAGGGCGCGCAGTGGGAGGTGCACTTCCAGGGCGACCCGGTGGGCCTGTTCCGCTGGCTCGGCACCGCGCTGGAGGTGAACTTCGGCCCTTTGGCCGCGTGGCTGGCAGAGGCCAGCAAGGCCGCCCCGGGCCCCGCGTCCGGCGCCCCGGCCAGGTAGAGGTACACGTGCCCACCGCCGCCACCGAGGCCATCCCCTGGCCCGTGTGGCGGGTGGCTACCAGCGGGCGCTTCAGCGACTCGCTCCACGCGATCCTGCACCAGTGGACGCTGGCCGATGTGTACGCGGCCAACCTCGTCATCGACGCGCTGGCTGAGGCGGAAGACCGCGCCGCGAAGGAGAAGTAGCGATGTCCTCCGAAGCCCTCAGGACCGTGTTCGCGGAGTTTGGCTTCAAGATCGACGACAAGGGCCTCGACGCGCTCCTCAAGAAGACCGAGGAGGGCATCAAGCTCCAGGAGCAGCTCTCCACCGTCGAGAAGAAGGCCCTCGCCGAGGTCAAGAAGAAGCAGGCCGAGGAGAAGAAGGCCGCCGCCGACGCCGAGAAGGCCGCCGAGAAGGAGGCCGCGGCCAACGGCACCCTCGCTGACTCGCTCGGCAGGGTGCATCCCGCCCTGGGCAAGCTCGCCGAGCTCGCGGGCGTCGGGGGCGTGCAGCTCACCGGCCTCATGGTGCGCTCTGCGGGGCTCGCCGCGGGCGTCGCCGCCCTGGTCGTGGGGCTGCACCGCTTCGCCGTGGGCTTCGCCGCCGACGTCGCCCAGCTCCGCGAGGCGGCCGACGCGGCGCGGGTGACCGAGCACGAGTTTCAGGCCCTGTCCCACGCGGGCAACGCCGCGGGCGTGTCGGCGAGCGCGATGGCCTCGGGGCTCAACACCCTGGCAACGGGGCTGCGGGCCATCGAGACGCGCTCGGGCGGACCCACGGGGGCGCTGTGGCGCCTGGGCGTGCGGGCGCGCAACGCCAACGGAACGATGCGGGAGACCAACGACGTCCTGTACGACCTGGCCGATCGCTTCGAGCGGGTGCAGCACCCGGTGCGGCGGGCGCGGCTCGCGCAGGAGCTGTTTGGCGCCAACTGGCGGCAGATGCTCCGCACGATGGACGGCGGCAGCGCGGCCCTGCGGCGCCAGCACGCGGACTTCGAGCGCCTGGGCGGCGGCGTCCTGCCCGAGGCGGTGGCGGCCGGCCGCGGGTTCACCGTGGCCCAGGGGCGGATGAAGGTCGCGATGGACTCCCTGCGGAGCGTGCTCGCGACGGCGGTGCTGCCCATCTTCGAGCAGATCACCAACAAGGTCGCCGACTTCACCGGGTGGCTGTCGCGCATGACGCGCGGCTCGAACGTCGTCAACGTCGCCCTCGCGGCCCTCGGGGTGGTGGGCGCCGCCGCGGCGCTCGGCCTCATCGCGGCGTGGGGGCCGGTGGTGCTGCCCTTCCTCGCGGTGGGCGCCGGCATCGCGCTTCTGGTGCTCCTCGTCGACGACCTCATCAGCCTGTTCAACGGGGGCAACAGCGCGGTCGGGGAGTTTATCGACTCCATGCTGGGCGTGGGCGCAGCGTCGGAGATTGTCGCCGACCTCAGGCAGATGTGGACCGACCTCGGCGAGTCCATCGAGTGGGTGATCGGGAAGGTTGCCGACTTCCTCAGCCTCACCCCCTCGGTGGCCCAGGGCACGCTCAGGCCGCCGCAGTTTGGCCCTCCGCGCGCCGCGGGAGCAGCCCGAGGCGCCACGGCCGGGCGCTCTGCAGCCCCTCGTCGCCCAGCACGCCCCGCGCCGCCTGCGGCGGCCCCCGTGGCGTCGCAGCGCTCGAGCAGCGACACGGCCCGCGTTGTCCGCCCCGTGCGCGGTGGGCGCGAGGCTGCGACGATGACGACGGCCCTGGCAGAGCGCGCGCCTGCGACGACCCGCGTGGAGGCGCCCACCACGGCGCCGGCGCGCGCGGGCAGCAGCCGCGTCACCAACACCACCACCAACCACCGGGCCTACCAGTTTCACATCAACGGCGTCACCGACCCCGCCGCGGTCGCGCGCCAGGTGCAGCGCATCCTCACCGAGCAGGAGCGCCAGGACCGCGACCAGACCAGCCGGGGGGAGGCGTAGACCATGGCCTTGCTGGAGTACATGGGCCCCGATGGGGGCTTCATCGGCATCGCCTTCGACGTCGTCGAGAAGGAGGGCTACGAGTCCACGGCGGAGAGCACCGAGCACGCCGTCGACCGCGGCGTGGTGATCGCCGACCACCTCAAGAAGAACCCCGACACCATCACCCTCGAAGCGCTGGTGACCAACACGCCCCTGGTGCTGCCCGCGACGCACGCCGGGGGCGTGACGGGCGGCGTGCAGCCGACCACGTTGACGGTCGGGGGCAAGGAGCTGCGGGCGAGCGCCCTGGTGTGGAGCGGGCCCTTCAACCGCGTGCGGGCCGTGGACGAAGTGCTTGCCGCGCTCGTGGGCACCGCGGTGCTCCGGTACACCGGCACGCTCCGCACGATGGAGGACCTCGTCATCACCCGGTACCGGGTCGAGCGCGACGTGGCCACCGGGGCCGCGCTGCCCGTGGTGCTGGAGATCAAGACCGTGCGCCGCGCCACGGTGCAGCGGGTGGCGGTGCCTGCCCAGCGGCGCGCGCAGCCGGTGGTCAACCGCGGGGCGCAGCCTGCGGCGCCGGCGCCTGGATCGACGCTGGACAACGCGCTTGTGAGCCTGGGGGTCTACAGCCGTCGGAGGTCGCCATGAGCGCGCTCGTGATCCCCTGCCAACCCGGGGGCCAGGCCTACTGGACGCAGACCACGCCGCTCGGAGGCGCGGACTACCAGCTCACGTTTCGATGGTCGCAGCGGGCCGGGCGATGGGCCGTCGACCTCGCGGACAGCGCCGGGGCGCCCATCGTCCAGGGGCGGACGCTCGCGCCCCTCCTGCGCCTCTTGCGGGGCATCCGCGACCCCCGTCGGCCTCCGGGCGACCTCGTGCTCGTCGACCAACAGGCGGCGCGGGAGGGCCTCGCAGACCCCAGCTTCACCAGCCTCGGGGAGAGGCATGTGCTCGTCTACCTCGACGGCGACGACCTCGCCACGGCCCTGCAGGAGATCCCGTAGTGCGCAGCCGTTACGTCCGCAGCACCTTAGCCAGCACGAACACCGCCTCGCGGCGCATGGACACCATGCCCGGCCCCAGCAGCAGGTCCATCTTGCCAGGTGGCCCGTCGTCAGCCAGCCCGGCCAGGCGCAGGGCCCGCAGGATGCGAGGGGCGTTCTGGACGCTCTCCTCTACGGCCACCTCCCACATTCCGTCCGCCTTGGACTTGGCCTTCCTCCAGTGCACCCGGACCGGGTCGCCGGCCGCCACGAGAAAGACGTACTCGCGCTCGGGGGGGATGCCCCAGACCACGCTGAAGATCCGCCGCGCATCGTCCAGCTCCTCGGCGGTGAAGTCGCAGAGCATGCGCGTCGCGCCTCGAAAGAAGTCGTCGGGCTTACGCTCCTCGGCTACGTACATCCCCGCCAGTCGACCGAGCGCAGGCACGACCGCGGGGTCTACGCCCTCCATCAGCCGCCGGATGTGGTCGAGGATGACTTCGGGCGACGCGGCGACGACACGGTCTCGCTCCTTGCCCTCGGGCGGGAGCTCGGCCTCCACCGCGTTACCCCAGGCAGCCTTTGCGCGTTGGATGCGATCGCGCGCGAAGTCCACGATGCTCCCCCATGCAGCAGGCCCTACCTTCAGCATCGCGGCGCCCAGCGCATGCGCAGAGCTGTGCGTCGTGCCGTACGCAACCGCCGCCGCCACAGCCCCGTCGCCAACAAGCTTGGCCATGTCGGGCGGAGATACCTTCTTCTCCTCGTCAGCCACGCTGTATCCCCTACGGAGACCGTACGATGAAATCGTTGTCGATCACTCTCTTCGCCGCCGGGGCGGTCTGGTTGATGCTTCGGGTGACACCCGAAGACCAGACGCGAGCGCTGGCCGCCCTCGCGCTCTTCTTTGCGATCGACGCGGGATGGCGGGTGCAGCGGATCGAGCGCGGGCGGTCGTAGCTCGACGACAAAGAGGTCACGGCCCCGGATCGTACGCCCCTCGGCCGGGCCTGGGAGCTCCCGAACTGCTGTTCAGCGAGCAGGCAGCGCCTCCTAGTCGTAAGTGTGACAGATTATGTCACGTGACGAGGGGGCTGCGGCCGGGGCCGCGGATGGGTAGGTCACCATGACGCAGCGACTCTTCCAGCGCGCCTGGCGCGTGCAGGTCGGGCCCTTCGCCAGCGAGGACCTCGACTGTGCGTTCAAGGTCGAGCGCACCACCAGCGCACGCCCGGGCACCTGCGAGCTCACGCTCTGGGGCCTGTCGGCCTCGCAGCGCGCGGAGATCCTCGCCATGCCGCGCCGCAGCCCCTTCGGCGGGGCCACGGGCGCGACGGCGCCGCAGACCATCGTGCAGCTCTCCGCGGGGTACGAGGGCGCCACGCGGCCCATGATCTTCCAGGGCAACCTCCGTCGCGCGCGGCAGAAGCGCGAGCACCCGGAGTGGACGATCGAGCTGAGTGCCTCGGACGGCACCTACGCGCTGCACTCGGCGCGGGCCGCGCGGGCCTTCAGCGCCGACGCCTCGCTCTCGCGGGTCGTGCGCGACCTGGCCGACCAGATGGGCGTCGGGCACGGCAACGTGCAGGAGGCCACGGCGTCGCTGGAGGGCCTCGGGCGGGTTGGGGCGCTCTTCCCCGAGGGCCACGTACTGCATGGCCCCGCGAGCGCCCAGATGACGGCCCTGTGCCGCGCGGCGGGCATGGAGTGGTCGGTGCAGTCGGGCGTTCTGCAGCTCGTGCCCCGAGGGCAGGCGCGGGGGCGTACGGCCATCCTCCTGTCCGACGACACCGGCCTCGTGGGGAGCCCCGAGACCAACGGGCGCTACAAGGCCAAGGCGCGGTGCTTGATGATCGCGGGGCTCTCGCCGGGGTGCCTCGTGGAGCTGCGCACGAGCGTCATCAATGGCACCTACCGCGTGGGGCACATGACGCTCTCGGGCGACACCCGCGGGCAGGACTGGGGGGCGGAGCTCGACCTCACGTCCCTCGAACACTACGAGAACATGAGGCTTTTCCGATGACGCGATGGAGCAATGACCAGCCCTGCACCGAGCAGGAGTTCATCGAGGAGCAGATCGAGGACCACCTCGCGCGCCTCTTCACGGCGATGCCGGCGCGGGTGCAGCGCTACGACGCGACGCTCCAGGTGTGCGACCTCGTGCCGCTCGTGCGTCACCCGCGGAAAGACCCCGACGGCGGGTACACGCACGAGGACTACCCCGTGCTGCCCTGCGTGCCCGTGGTGTTCCCGCGGACGGGCGACCACTTCATCGCGTTCGCGCTCCAGCCGGGCGACATGGGCCTGGTGGTGTTCTGCAAGGAGGCTATCGGGCACTGGCGCGTGGGCAACGGCGACGTGACCGACCCGGGCATGGTCGACCAGCACAACATCAGCAACGGGGTGTTCCTGCCGGGGCTGTTTCACCGCGGGAAGAAGCTGCGGAACGCGCCGGTGGCCCTCTCGGACCCCGCGCCCCGCATCGTGATCGGCTCCGACGAGTCTGGCGGGACGCGCGTGACGTTCCACGCGGACGGCACCTACCGGATGACGCGCGGCGACGATGTGGCCCTCCAGGTCGACCCCAACCGCACAGTACACCTCGGCGGGGCGCCGGCCGCCACGAAGCCCTTGGCTGTCGCCGAGCTCGTAGACGCGTTGGTGCAATCGCTCAAGAACCACATCGCGGCGTGGGTACCCGTCGCGGACATGAGCGGCGCCTCTCTCAAGGCGCACATCGCCGCGTGGTCACCCCCGAGCGTGGCGGCGACGAAAGCGCGAGGGGTGTGACGATGGCAATGAATGCAAGCGTGCTGGGCGCAGCGATCAAGACCGCGCTCGACGGGGTGTCCGACGTGACCGACCGAGACGCGGTGTTCGCGGCGCTGGCTCAGGCCATCATCACGCACATCACCACCAACGCTACAATCACCGTCACCGTCACGTCGGTGAGTGGGGTGACGCCGGGCGTGGGCGACTCGGGGGGCGGGACCGGGACTGCCACGATCGCGTAGACCTACTGGACGGGGCACCCCAAGAGCCACACGTCCCCACGCTCAGGGTCGACGGTGCGACCGGGAACGCCGAACACCCCCGGGATACCTGCCAATTCGGGGGCGTCAAACTGGACATGGAAGCTCTGCCGAAGGGTAAACTCAACACGTACCGCGGTGCCCGAGCGGAGCGATAGGTTGCGCCCCTGGTTCGCCTGTCCGCCAATAATGGCGACGGACCCCCCTTCGCCCGTGCGGTAGTCCGAGAAGGCGCCAGTGACGCTGGAGCATGACCCGCTCCGCGTGCAGGCTCGAAGGGTGAAGTTCAACCTGTTGCCCGTCCGCGAACAGCTTCCCGTCATCGCCGTGTCAACGGCTTCGTACGGGCACGGCTCAGGGCACGGTGCCCGCCGGTACAGCACCCGCACATCCATTCCGTTCGGCGGCGGGTCCAGCGGGTAGCTCTGCACCCCCTGCGCGTCGACGGGGCCGGTGTCCCGCGCCCCGGTGTCGAGGCCCACCCGAGGGATGTCCGGGCCCGCATCTCGCGGCCCGGAGTCGATGCTCGGCTCTCCTGCATCCGGCGTCGCGCAGTCGCACGCTCCGAAGCCCACGCGGGGGTCGTCGCAGCGCTCTCTCCCCTTCCTCCCCGCGGGGCACGGGCAAGCGCGCACGCTCCCAGCAACACAGAGCGGCTCGCCCGCGTCGATGCCGGTGTCCAGTGGTCCTGCGTCGGGCGGTCCCGCATCCACCCCCGTGTCTGGGCAGTCGCAGGGCCCGAGGCTTCTGCCGTCGGAGGCGCACACCTGGGCACCTTGCGCGCCGCCGATGCAGGCGCAGGCCACCTGCGCTCCCGGGGTGCAGGTCGGCGCAACGCCAGCGTCTTGCTCGCTCGCGTCGGTGCCGGTGTTGGTGTCAGGCGTGCCAGCGCTGCATGCGGTGAGGCCGAGGGCGAGCACGAGGGCAGGGAGAGCGCGACGCATGGCCGCAGGGTACGAGCCAGGGCGGCCCTTTGTCACCCTCCCGGCTACATGCGGCGGGCTTCGGCGGCGGAGCGGACGGAGTGGATGACGAGAAAGCTCCACCCTCCGGCGATCGCGGCGAGCGCAGCGTGCAGGCTGTGTGCACCGGGGCTCGCCGCGATCATGTAGGCGGTCGTCGCCAGCGCCGCGAGAGAGAGTGCCAACACCAGCAGCTGGCGCACGACCTCGGGAGAGAGCTTTCGCGTAGGCAGGGACGAGCACTCCATGGGAGCAGGGTAGGACTGCGCGTCTGGCATGTCACACACCTGCGTCGTCGATGGCGAGGCTGTTCTCAACCAGCCGGGCGCACAGCGACTTGTGCGACGCCCTCTTGCGGCGCCACACGAGGCCGAACCACAGCGCGGTGATGGCGGACACGAGCGTCACCAAGGTGTAGGTGGCCTGCGCCCAGGGTGTGAACGCGTCGGCCGCAGCCCAGCCGAAGATGGCCCCCGCGAGCACACCCCCAGCGGCCGCGGCGATGGCGCCCGCCCGCGCCGCTTCTGCAGCCAGTTTCTCAAGGTAGTCCAGGTCGGCCAGCATGACTTTCACTGTATGGATCATGTCGAAGCGACGCAACCCGCGGGCTCAGCGGCCCGCGTGCAGCCGCAGCACGCCCATGGCGCAGGCGTTGTGGATCCACGCGGACAGGGCGTGTCCCGCCACGCTCTCCGCCGTCACCTTCCCGCCAGCGAGCTCGCCCAGCGCAGCGGCCTCACCCGCGGTGACCTCGACCACTACGTCCCAGTACTGCACCCCGTTCCTGATGCGCGTGGCGCTGCCCAGGCGCTGCGACAGCGGGGGCAGCGCGGGAGGCGCCGGGCGGTCGGCGAAACCCGCGGGCGCCTTCGGGGCGGGCAGTTTGCGCTCGTGCGCCTTGACCGGCACCGCGGCGACCAGGTGGCGGCGCACGGCCATGTAGACCGCGATCATCTCGTCGAGGATGGCCTCGGCCACCGGGGTCTCGCTCCGGGCGATGAGCTTGAGCAGCTCGGCCTCGGTGAGCCAGTACTCGGTGACGGTGTAGGTCCGAGTGCCCTTGCCGCCGGGGCCAACGGGTTGGCGCGCCACCGTGTCGCGGCAACTCGGACGCTTGTCCTCCGGCCAAATGCGCTCGATGACCTTCCGCACATCGCGGGGCCGGGAGTAGCCCAGCCGCGTCGCGGCATCGATATCCCGGATGCGGGGCTCACCATCGGGCATGTTCTCCCAGATGGAGAACTCCCAGCCCTGGGCGGAGGGGATGAGGACGCGGCGGGTCTGCTCGGTGCGGGTCTCGACGGTGATCGTGGACATGAGGGCCTCCCTGCCCGCGCAATGGTGCGGGCGTGAGAGGATGTTAGACGCCACTGTCTAAGTTTGTCAAACTGGTCTTAGATCATTCCGTCTGTCTTGCGCCGGGCCTCACGTCGCCGCGATGGCGCGCGGCTTCGTACTCGCTCTCAAGCCCCACCTTCCGAATGGCGCGGATGACCGCCGAGGCGTCGCCCATCCCCAGCTCTCGGGCCACGGCCGACAGGTTCCAGTCCTGAGCTCGGAGCTCGGCCAGCAGCGCCTTGCGCTGGGCCTCCCGCTGGGCATCCTTGCCGATCTCGGCGAGGGTGCGCTTGGGGGCCTCCACGACCTTCGCAGCGGGCTTCCTGGGCGCCTTCGCGGCGGGCTTGGTGGTCTTTGTGCTGGCCATCGGTCGAGGTATCGTAACGCCTCGCGCGCGGCGGCGCGAGGTGTCAGCGAGGCGGAAGCTGCACCTGGGCGGCGAGGAGGGCGCGGCGCATGGGCGCAGGGTACGAGAGGGCGGTGCGGGGTGTCACGCGCTGGGGCGCTACACGCGCCGAGCATCGGCCAGCCGAACAACGTCACACCCCCCGTTGCGGTCCGATTACGCCCGGGTGTAGCTTCCGCGCCATGGAGGAGTTGCGCCTCAGAATCGTGTTCGAGGGCGACGGCGCGCTCGTGCGCGACGGTCGTGTGAGCCTCTCGCTGTTCCTGGAGCCGTTGCGCTTCCTCCTCACCGCCTACCAAAAGACGGCCGCAGGCATTCTCCGTCAGACCGGCGACAGCGACGGCGACGGCGACGGTGAGGCGCCGTCGTACACTCCCGCGGCCGCGGCTGCGCTCGACCTGGAGATCGCCGTCGTCACAGAGGGGTCGGTCGACATCAGCTTCGCGCCGCGGCAGCGTCCGGCGCTCAAGCGGCGGGAGCGCCGCGTGGAAGACCTTGATGTCGCGGCGGCCGAGCGCCTCATCGAGGACCTCGATGCGGAGCGCCGCGGCCTCTCGCGCAATCAGGCAGCGCGGGATTTCTTGCGCAAGCTGCCGCCTGAGGTGCGGCGGCAGCGCTACGAGCTGCGTCGCGGTGACAAGGTGGTTCGCTCCGCCGAGTTCAACGAGGTCACACTCTACCAGGGCGCGGCACCTGTGCCGCGAGCGCGATTTGTGACGGGCGCCGTCGCGTCCATGTGCTTTGAGAAGGACCGCGAGTTCATCGAGCTGCGCGTGAAGTCGTCGCTCCTCAAGCTCAAGTGCACGAAGGCGCAGGTCGACACGGCCGTGGCCCTGCGCAACGACGTGATCGCGTGCATGTACCTGGCCTCCCCGGAGCAGTCGGATCGCGTTCTCTGGTTGAAATTGCACTCTGAGAAGTGGCGCCCGTCGGACGAGGCGGTCAACGAGCACGTGCTCACGCGCTGGGATGGTGTGTTCGAGAGGTTGGCGCGATGATCGACGTGGAGGAGGAGGTCGCGCACCTCACGACACTTCACGACGAACTCATCCGTCGGCACGGCGGCGCAGAGGGTGGCCCGAAGCCCCACTGCATGGAGTCGGCGCTCGGGTCCGCCCAGCAGGGCGCCGGGTATTTCGAGGACGAGGTAGGAGATAGCGTGTTGACGCTACCGGCGTTCGTGCTCGTCTACATCGCCCGCAACCAGTGCTACGTGGACGGGAACAAGCGCGTGGCGTGGGCCGCCTTCACGAGGCTGCTTGCGCGCTACGACCTCTCGGTCGACGCGACCGACGACGATGCGGAGGCGTTCGTGCTTCACCTCGCCGCGAACCGCACTGGTGAGCCGCAAGACCACGTCCGCGGCGTGATTGAGTGGGCGGCCGCGAGGCTCGTGCCGCTCGATCTTGCAGGCGCGGCGCAGGCGACTGCCGCCGCGGATCAGAGCGAACCCGCACCCGACTCAAGCTCGCTCCCGGAGCGCTACGCCGCGGACTTGGCAGACGCAGCCTCCTAGCTCACTCGCGCGACGCGCACGCGGGGGGGGCGACGGCCCCACGTCCCTCGGCCCTACCACCAAAGCGTGGCAACCAAGTGTGGCACGAGTGGGTGCCCTCTTCTCGCCTCCGACGCAGGCTCGTCTCTCCCACGCGACGCCGCCCATCCCGGCGCGTCGCCCAAATAGGCAGACCCCGCGGCGCGCAAACGCCCGGGGCCCTGGCCATCGGAGAAGACGATGACGAACGAGAAGATGCACGCCCCGGCCGACACCTGCAACCCCGTCGTGGAGCGCCACGCCGACGGCACCGCGCTCGTGCGCGTGGACGGCGCCGAGCTGGCCTTCACCGGCACCGCAGACACCCCGCGCGTCCGCGACCTCGACCTCGCGGCGTGGTTCGGGTACGAGCGGCCGCGGGACATCCGCAAGCTGCTCAGGCGCATGGAGCGCGAGGGCAAGTTGAGGGGCATCGACTGGCGCGCCACGGTGGCGCGGCAGTCCACCGGCAACGGAGCCTCGCGGGAGTACAAGGTCACCGAGGCGTGGCTCACCCGCGAGCAGTCGCTCCTGGTGGCCACCCAGGCCGAGGGCGACCGCGCCTGGGCGCTCACCGAGGCGATGGCGCAGGTGTTCGAGGCCGTGCTCGACCGCCGTCCGTCCGCCCCGGCCCCGACCGACCCCACCATGGCCCTGGCGGTGGCGCGGGCCCTGGCGGTGGCGCGGGCCCTGTCGCTCGTGCCGCAGCTCGTCGAGCAGGTGCAGTCGCTCTCCGCGGAGGTGTCCACCCTGCGCGCCGAGGTGGCCACCGGGGTGGTGGGCGAGGCCGTGGCGCAGACGGAGATCCTCCGCCCGCTCGGCCAGATTGCCTCCCTGTCGGCCACCGCCGCGAAGGGCCCCCGTTCTGTCCGCCGCCGGTACGAGAACCGCCTCCGCGCCCTCCTCGGCCACGCGGGCCCCGGCTCCCGCTGGTCGATGCTGCCGCGGCGCCTCCTCGACGTGGCCCAGCGCCAGGTGTCGATGTGGCTCGACGAGGCCATCGACCAGCACACGGCGCTGTCGCGCGGCCACCAGACGCAGCTCCCCTTCGCCACCAACTGACCCCGTAGCGTGCCACTCTGGCGTGCCACCAGCGGGTAGCCCGTTGCACTCCACCGCGCGCACGTTCCGGGTGTGCGTGACCTCGCCCTCGACCCCCTGACCGGCGACCTCAGCCTCCCGCGCGGGGCGGACGGCCTGCGCCGCGCGTCGCTCACCTCCGGCGTCGGCGCCGTCCGGCAGAAGCTCCACCTGCGCTTGGGGCTCCTCCAGGGCGAGTACGCCTTCGACGTGACCGCAGGCATCCCCCTGTTTGCGGGGGTGCTCGGCAAGGCCTCGGGGCGCGCCGTGGCCGAGGCGATCTACCGCCGCGCGGTGGTCACCTGCCCGGGCGTCGCCACGCTGGAGACCTGGCGGTTTGCGCTCGGCGCCGACCGCAGGGCCGCGCTCGACTTCCGCGTCACCACCACGCGGGGCGAAGACGTGACCGTGCGCGACTTCGTGGCCGGTGCGCCGTGAGCGGGCTCACCGCCACGGGCTGGGTGCCGAAGACCGCCGCCGAGCTGCGGGGCGAGCTGGAGGCCGCCCTGCGCGCCGAGCTCGGCGCCGACGTGGACGTCTCCGCCGAGAGCGTGTTCGGCCCCGTGCTCGCGGCGTGCGCGCTGAAGCTCGGCGAGCTGTGGGAGCTCGCGGGCGCCCTCTACGCGGCGCGTACGCCCACCGGGGCCGCGGGCACCGCCCTCGACGAGCTCGCCGCCATCTGCCCGGGCCTGGAGCGGGCGGGCCCGACGAAGGGCACGGTCACGCTCCGGGTGACGCTCGCGCCCACGGTCACGCTGCCTGCGGGGTCGCGGGCGCACGTCGCGGGCGAGCCCACCAACGCGTGGGTCACCACGAGCGCGGTCACCAACGGCGGCATCGTCGAGGACAACTTCAACGTGGAGGCCGAGGCCATCGCGCCAGGCCTCGTGCGGGCGCCTTCGAGCACCATCAGCGCCATCGCGACGCCCGTGTCGGGCTGGCTGTCGGTGACCAACCTCACCGACGCGACGCCCGGCCAGGACAGCGAGCGCGACGCAGCCCTGCGGGTTCGCCGGGCGCGGGCCCTGCAACGGGCGGGTAGCTCCCCCCTCGGGGCGATCGTCGCCGAGGTGGCCGAGGTGTCGGGCGTGACCCAGGTGTCGGGTTGGGAGAACACCACCCTGCACGTCGACGCCGACGGGCGCCCACCCAAGAGCGTGGAGGTGCTCGTCGTCGGCGGCGACAACGAGGCCATCGCGCGGGCGGTGTACGCGGCGAAGGCCGGGGGCATCGAGAGCCACGGCGGCGTGTCGGTGACCTTCGTCGACGACCGCGGCATCAGCCGCACGGCGCGCTTCTCGCGGCCCACGGCGCTCGACGTGTGGGTGACCGCGCGCGTGGCGTACGACACCGCGAGCTACGCGGGTGAAACCGCGGTCAAGGAGGCGATCCTTGACGCTGCGGCGACCCTGCGGGCAGGGGACACCGCTCGGCTGGCGGACCTCCTCTGCGCGGTTCGGGCCGTGACGGGCCTCGTCGACGTGACGTTGCTTCTGGGCCTGAGCAGCACCGTGGCGCTCCAGAGCGCCCGCAACATCGTGCCGCCGTCGCCGCGGCACCGCGCGCTCTTCGACTCCTCGCGCATCACCGTCGAGAGGGTCGACCCGTGAGCGAACCCGACGCCGTCGACGCGCCCGCGCGCATCGAGGACCACGTCGCCGCGGGCGTCGCCTCGTTGCCCGCGCAGCTTCGTAAGCCGGGCGTGGAGGGCTTCGTGCGTGCCCTCATGGCGCCGGTGCAGACGCTCGAGGACGCCATGCACCCGCTGGTGGCGCAGGGCATCGACGGCAGCGCGGAGCACGCCCTGACGCAGCTCGGGCAGCTCCTCGGCCTGGAGCGCAGCGGCCCCGACGCCATCTCCGACGCCCGGTACCGCGTGGCCCTCAAGGCCTGGGTGCGCGCCATGCGCTCGAACGGCACCACGCCCGACATCGAGGCCGTGGCGGCCATCCTCGCGGGGTCGGCGGAGACGTCGGCGTGGACCCTCACCGAGACCTTCCCTGCGGGCCTCGTGGTGACGCCCGCCTCGGCCTGGCTCACCGACGACGGGTACGTCGAGGCCATCGTGCGGCGGGTGCGGGCGGGGGGCGTGGATCTGCAGGTGGTGGTTCCGCCGGCGGGCGACAGCTTCGCGTTCGGGACGGACCCCGAGGTGCCCGAGGTCGACGCGGCCCGGGGTTGGAGCGACGGCGACCAGCTCGCGGGCGGGCAGCTGGTGGGAGTGGTGCACTGATGGGATCGAGACCGACACGGCGCCCCCGATGGGCCTACGACGCACCCGGCGGCGCGCTCGTCGAGCCTCCGTCGAGCTTCGCGCGACAGGGCTTCTACACGGGCGAGCGGCCCCCCGCGGAGTGGGTGAACTACCTCCTGCACTTCCAGGGCGCGTGGTGCGACTACCTCTCGGGCCCCGGCTGGGGCGCATGGACGCGGCTCGCGCACGGAGGGTCGGCGCCCGTGTTTACGACGCTCGCGGCGATGGCGGTCGACGCCGACGACACCCGCGCGTCGAAGGGCAACTACCGCTACGCCCTCGCGGGCACCAAGGCCGGACCGACGACGGTGTGCGCGGTGTCGCGCACGGGGCGCGAGTGGCTGGAGCGCGAGGCGCCCGGGTCGTCCACGACGCTGCTCGGGCTCCTGTGGACGGACACGACCTGCATCTTGTGGGGCAAGAAGGGCTCGCCCTTTGAGACCTGGTGGACCCCCGTCGAAGGGGGGAGCAGCGCCATCGTCACCAGCGACTGGTCGCTGTGGACCACGGTGGGCGACCTGTCGGGCATCGAGGTGCGCGGCATGGCGCGCGGCGCCTCGGGGCTGCCCTGGGCGCTGACGGACAACGGCGCCGGCGTAGTGACCTTCTACGGGTCGAGCGACGGCGGCGAGACCTGGCCCACGGCCCACGCAGTGACGCCCGGTCTCGCCTCGGGCGCGCTCTCCTCCGACCTCGCCTGGGACGACACCCGCGCGCGCTTCCTGGTCAGCTCGACCAAGGGCGACGTGTTCACCTGGACGCCCAGCACGCCCACGAGCTCGGGCGCGGTTGTGGTGCTTCCAGGGGCCACGGGCACGCCGCGAGTGCGCGTGAGCATCGGCGACGGCGCGGCGCTCGCGTGGGCCTCGGTTGACGCCGCGGGCGCGGCGCTCGGGTCGACGCTCCTGTGGCGCTCGGAGGACGGCGGCGCGACCTGGGAGGCCGTCACGCTGCCCGATCTGATGAAGGCTGCGGGCGGCGCGGCCATCGTCACCGACGTCACCTACGCCGACGGCGTGTGGCTCGCGACCACCACCTCGGCGCCGTACCTCTGGCGCTCCGACGATGGCGGCGCGACGTGGGAGCGGGTGCAGCTACCCATCGGGGAGGAGTCGTCCTGGGCGCTGTACCGCGCGGTCTTCGCCGACGGCGCGGTCATCGCGACGGGGCTGACGTGGACGGTGCAGACGACGCGCGCGACGGGCCTCGCGCCGGATGCGACGCGGGTCTACTCGCCCGAGCCGGGCTACCTCGCTGACGCGGGGTACCTGCGCGGGCGGCGGATCGCGGCGACGGCGCCGACCGACGGGCAGGTGCTGGTGTGGGACGCCACGGGCGGGCTGTGGGTGCCAGAGACGCCTATGGCCGCCGACCCCACGGGCACTGCCACCACCACCGACACCTCCTGGACGACGGCGCTCGCGTACGAGCTCGGCGGCGCGGGCCGTGTGGCGGCAGTGCAGATCCGCGCCGCGGCGGTGACCGACGACGGCACCGCGGGTGCGGCCTGGGTGGGCACGGTGATGGCGCGGCGCCCGTCCGCCGGGGCTGTCGTGGTGGGCACCGCGGTGTGGCTCCTGTCCGACGCCGACGGCGCGGGCTGGGAGGTGCGGGTCGTGAGCGACGGCGCCGACGGCATCGAGGTGCAGGTGCGCGGCGACCCGAGTCCGGCGACGGAGCTGCGCTGGCGGGTCACGGCCACGATCACGGAGGCG